GTATCTGTTGCCGCTGGGATCGTAATTGTGTAATTCTTTCCGCTTGAGTTGGCCGAAGTGAACGTGGTCGCGCCAGTTGACGAGCCAAGCAAAAGAATGTCGCTGTTGGTGAAAGTTTTTGCCGCCGTAATACTCTGTGCTGTTCCCAAGACATCCACGGTATCTGTGGCGGCTGGAAATGTCATCACGTAGGTCGACGCTGCTGCGGGTGCCTTCAGCGTCATTGAACCAGAACTTGAACCTTTTAATAAAAAATCACCATCATTGTAGCTCTGCGGTCCAGACCAAGTATTTGTTCCGTTCAGCAGCGGAATGTTCGCGCCGCTTGTACCTGTTGAAATATAAGTCGGGCCAATTGCTGTACCTTGCCAAGTACCAGTACCAATAGTTCCAACTGTCGTAAGTGAAGAAGTAACAATACCAGAAGGAAGTGTAGTACCGGTTAAATTTGCCACCGCAAAGGTTGGCGTGCCACTCATAAGACCAAAGGTAGTCAGGGCAGTTCCGGCATCACCAGTTTGTTGAACAACTGCCGATGAACCCAAAAAGCTAATCATCGGAGCTGTGCCGCTTGCTTCTAGCCTTAAGGCTTCGCGTGCTGCCGTGTCGTAAATGTTAAATACTTGACGCGCCTTACGGCTGGCATGCGTAGCCGTCGCCCATGTCGTTGTTATATCCGCCGCATTGGTGCTGGCCGTGGTGCTGTCTTGAATTTGATATTGGATCAAAGACCCAAAACCAGCCGCCGCTGTGCCGCTAGTATTATGGCCAAGTGTCGCAATCGTTGGGGCCGTGGTTGTCGTTGCGTCTGAAAGTAAAATCGTTGGAGTAATTACAGTGGGGGAAGTGTCTACGACAAACTTAGTGCCAGTACCTGTTTGCGAAGCTATAGACGTTGCATTGCCAGAACTGGTAATCGGACCAGTCAAATTTGCATTCGTCGAAGCGGTAATAGAGGTATTGCAGCTGAATCCTGTACCGCTTGTATAATTTAATGCACTTGCCGATGTTGAGCAAGAAGGGAGAGCTAAACCTGAGGGTGTCGTTGCCGTCAGAGCGCCTAATACCGTATTTGCAGTCTGTGTGGCTAGGCTGGCATTGGCAATCGCGCTAATCGTATGAACGCCCGTAGAGTTCACTGTAATGGTTGCACCAGAACCGCTAACAGTCTGCGGCGCGTATGCAGTACCGCCAGCGTTGCCTACCAATATCTGACCGGCTGAAGGTGCTGTGTTGGGAACGACTGCGGCTTTAGTCTGGGCATCATTCGTCACGTTACTGAGTCCAGCATCGGTAGGCGTCAGAGTTGGTGTTCCAACAAGACCGAGATTACTAAGAGCCGTCAAAGCATCGCCAGTAGGCTGGACAATAGGCGTGGAATTGAAGAAGGCAAGTTTTTGTGATGTTGCCGTGCCTATCTTCGTGCCAGTGGTTGTGTCTGTGATAATATTAGCTGCTGAAAGTGTAAGACTTGTTGCTATCGTTGGCGCAGTATCAACAACGAATTTTGTTCCAGTGCCAGTCTGAGACGCTATCGATGTTGCATTGCCTGAAGAGGTGATGACGCCAGTGAGATTTGCATTCGTAGTGGCCGTTATGGAACTATTACAGGTAAAGCCAGTTCCAGATGTCCAGTTCAATGCTTTGGTCGCTGCTACACAGGACGGAACAGCAATATCTGAAGGTGTCGTTGCGGTAAGAGCACCAAGCAATGTATTGGCTGTTTGATTTGCAAGAGTATCCGTTGCATTAACACCAATATCTTTTTCTTTTGTATTGGCAATGTCGTAAACAGATTGTCGCGTATAGTGTGCAATAATAGCTGGCTCTGAAGCTTGCCATTCACTTTTTGCTTGTGGAACACCAATCGTTGACGCAATTTGATTGGTGGCATCATTCATTCTCTGAGAATATAAAGCTGGTATATCCGCAGGTTGAATATTCGGATCTTCTTTCAATGATTGCAAAATCTGCGAATGCTTATCCCACAAAGATGCGGTAGCAACATTTTGTTGCATTTTAGATTGAATATCTTGGTAATCATTTATATCTTTTGTGGCATCAGCACCCTGCTCGGCGGCCGCAGTAAATGGCGCAGACGGATCATATTTAACTACATTGGTTGGTGCTTCAGGTACATCGCCCTGACCAGGCCCACCAAGATCGGTATAGGTAGGAAGTTTAACGCCAGCCATTGCAAACTCCTAGTTTGTGCCGTCAAGCATATCATAAGCAGTATTGCCATAACCCATATTATTTAAACCATAGGCAGCTTGAGTGTTGATGGCATTTCCTGCTGCATCTAAACCACTACCCATGGCCCCACCATATTTGGTAAACAAGGACGAAGCACCATTCATTAAGGTAGTCTGTGATTTTATTTGTTGTGCCTGATTTGTCAGATTACCTTGATAAATATCGCCAGCTGCTTGATTACGAAAAGCCTGAGCTTTTGCATTACCTTCATATAAAGCATTTGCCGCACGAAAATCACCTTCAGATTTAATAACAGATTCATCATTAAGTGTTGAGACATCTGTCGATGTCCCACCAGATCCGGCAGCACCAGCAACTAAATTTGATTGAACCAATGCTGTATTTTTATTTTGCGATATCATCGCTCGTTCGCCAGATGCCGCAGCATTATTGGCGTTCTGTAAATTCTGAGTTGACTCATATTGAGCTTCTTGCTCTGCGGCCTTACCTTGCGCAGCCTGAGCATTCGACGAAGCAATGGTAGTGGCTAATGTCGTAGCCATACTTGCGGCTAACATCGCCATTGAGCCTGAGCTCATGCCTCCAGACATTTTATTCCTCCGTCACGACGACATGATTTTCCGCATCAGGATAACGCGAAAATAAACCTAAAAATTCATCTGTAAATTGTTCTTCAGCTTCAGATGTCGTCTTTGCTGTCGTCGGGAATATCATGGTGACGTGCGTATCACTTAAAGCAACGCCTGCTTGTTTGCGATTTGGCGCACCAGTGAAGATATTATATCCATGTAACTCAATGGCTTTATCTCCAGCAAATAGAAGAAAATTACCTTGAATAATAAGCAGTGTTGCGATCTTCATCAATGCGCCAGTAAGAACAGTCCCCTTTGGCACAATAATTGTCCTGGCGTACATGCCGGCATGAAAAATGTGTTGCGTTGCAATTTTAATTTGCGGCAATTTCAATAGTTCATTTTCTAATTGACGCACACAATCAATCTCGACTTGAGTCATTGTCGATATCTTTTGCTCAACAAGATCATTCGACATTTTTTCTCTTTCTAAAAAACATGCGACTTGTTTCCACATAATCGTCTGAATTTGATAAGACTTTTGCAAGATCTCCGCCGACAGGTGCCGACACCAAAAGACCAGGTGAACCTATTTCATCTGAATGATTTTGTGCCGCACGCTTTAAAAATATACCTGCCCCTGTGTGTCTGTATCCTTTAGCAACAAAATAACTCTCAGCAACGGCCATCATAACGCCAATATGCGGTAAGACAGGAGCTAAAACAGTAATAAAACCTATAAGTGTATCTTCTACAAATGCACCAAAAGCCTGGAAAGATCCTGTACTTTCCATTTCATTATAGATCTCTAATTTAGTCCTGAAGGGAGGAGCACCATCAACAACCAGATTACTCGCATACTCATCGTGCAAGCTCTGATAATTTGGCGCGTTCAGAATTTGAGAGACTTTTATTTTTTTTACTTCTGCAAGCATTGATACATCTCCCATCCTTGGCGTTCGCCAATATAAACAAATCCCAAACTCTCAAGAAATTTACTTTTGCATCCTTCTGTGCCTGTAAAAAGCGGAAGCTTCAAAGATTTAATCAATTCGAAAAGTGCGATCGCAGTTCTATAAACAGTCATCTTAGGTGCTTTGTTCGGCAGAACATCAGAAAAAGGAACTGGATATTGACCTGTCTCCATAATAACTCCTGCCAGGCATGCGGGCATACCGCGATAAAAGGCAATCCATGCGTAGCAAGTGCGTGGTGAACCTTCTGGATAAAAAAACTTTATATCCTCTGCCGTAGCTTTTTTAATTTCGACATCTTTGATTTCTCTATCCATAGGATGCACCCATAGAATTATTTGGCATTTGAATTTTTGCTGCTTTCTGCAAAGCATCTTGATCTGGCACAAAAGGAGATTTTCCAGAATTGGCGATGGTACTTGCGCTTGCAATCGTGTTGCTCGGAGAATTTGATGATGGATTTGAAGAAGAAGATCCAGAAGTTAAATCGGAAATTCCCTTGAACGGAGCAGTCACCATTTTTAATGGGTTGCCAGTCTGAACAGAAGAAATTAATCCGCTTGTTGAAGGATCAATTAAGCTACCCATGGGAGAAGTAAACATTTTTGTCATTATACACGCTCCGTGGTCGTTATACTGATAACTGCTGCTAAAACATTACACGGACGTGGTGCTTGAGCCTGCAAACACATTCTGGAATCGGTATCCCAATTTCCGTTAAATTCAAACGACTCCTTATCATAAGCCGACCATATCTGATTTGGCGGCACAATATTACCATCTTCTACGCCTGGCAAATTATCCAAATGACTAAAATCAGGGCCGTATTGAAGACCTTGTGCATGCGTATTGGCCAAAATAAGGCCAAGGCGATCGACACTCTTGGATTGCGTCAGGGCAGTGCCGTTTTGCGCAGCAGCATAAGCTAGCTTAGCACTCTGGAATTGGCCCGTGTAAGCGAGGCCAACCACGGCGTTGGTATAAGATGGAACGGTTGCATTACCGCTTCCATCAAGCGTGTATAGTTGCGTGCCATCAGCTTGCGTACCGATATCAATGCCATCTGCCCAGATCGCTACATTCTGACCAGCAAGTTGGGGTACGCTGATTGTAGTCGATGGAGAACCGTTCTGGATAACCGTATGGCAATCAATATTTTTGTTAAGTGTTCCACCAACGCATTCACTTTCTAGTGCCCATCGTTCGAAATACCTAACCGTTGATCCTTCAATCGTCCGATTGACGACATAATAAACCTTATCCTCAACACCACCTGGCATTACAATGATATCTTCAACCGTTCCGGCTGTCTGATACAAGATCCAACATTTCATATTTTCGATAGGATCATAAATACAAATCGCCACAGTCCCATCTGTGAGAATACAATGGATGCGTGTGTCAATCTTACGCTGGACAGCTATTTTCGATATGCCAATAGCGACAAGCTCAGGCGCAAACTGGCTGAGATCCTTACTGGCGTAATCGACAATCGCATAATTTCCTTGATAAGACATTTCGATCAGACGAGGACCATACTGATTACTTCCTGTATCGACATCGCCACGTTGGACAAAAACTAAATTGGTATCAATCTGCAAAGCGGCCACCTTGCATGAGCCGCGTGTCGATGGCGATTTGATATTGAAATCAGTCGGCGTCAGTGGTTCATCCAAATAAGACGAACGAATAGAAAATTCTCTGTTTTCTCCACCAAGCAACAGCCTTTGGAGGCCAAGCAACCAGCATACGTTCTCAACAGGGCCAGAACCTATTGTGCGATCGATTGGACCGCTATCACCAACCACAGTATCATCATAACTGGCAAAAGCATCCGAAATAGATCCGTCGATAGCATCATTGCCAACCCACCATAAACGTCCTTCATAAAAGGCAACAGCTGATGGGAATCCATTAACATTAGACCACGTACCTTGGGCCCACAAACTGGTTGCGGTTCCGGCAGAGCCACTACTACCGCCAGTCAGAGTGGCGCCACTTGGGGTTGCAGCACTAGCTGCTAATGTGTAAGCGTTACCGGCTGTGCCTACAGTTTTATAAGTAATATTTAATTGTGTTGCCGTCGCTGCATAATTAGCAACCGTTAAACTTCCGTTTGCTGAAGCAGAAACATCGCTTGCAAGTTGTGCGAGTGTAGCGACAAGACTTCCTTGAATATTTGTTTGATTGCCTGTTGCTCCGCTCGTTTTGAATGTCCATGTAATGCCATTCAAAGTAATTGTATCGCCATTAGATGGATTCACAGAAAATAAAATATGACCACCAGCTGTGGCGTTCCCAATACTGGCCGCACCAAATGGTTTAAGAACTTCTACATCGACTGAAGTGTTACTGCTGAATCCGGTCACGCGACAAATACCGGTAATGCCGCCATTGGCGTATTGCATGCTAACTGTTGCAGATCCAGACGAATAAGAATTTTCAAAATTAAAACGATAATAAATGATCTGATTATCAAGACCATCTAGGTATGTTGTATTTTGATTTGAAGTATAACTTGCAACCGAAACCCATGTACCTGGCGCTCCAACTGAACGTTCGAGATAAATTGTACCGACCCATGTCCCGGTAATCTGAAAAGAAAATTGGCGATTTGTTCCAACATCTGTTACTTCAATAAAATTTGTAGCCTGATTAGACCCAGCAATAACATCATTGGTATTTTGCGATTGAGACGTTAATTGAAAAAGAGCACCTACATGTCCAGACTCAAAAAAAGGATTTGAACTTGTAAGGGTTGTATCACCAGTAAGAGCTGCCACTTCCATGGTTGTGGAGAGATCCGTATTAATAAGCTCGAACGGACCATCATCAGCTAAATAAAGAAGTACGCCCCAAGAATATGCATTGCCAATACGTTCGATTTTATATTGAGCATAACCACCTGCGCATGCCAAAAATATTTCATCTTCAGATTGATCGTATCGAACATTAGGAAGATCAGCCAAGAGCCATGGTGTTGGCAATGTCATTGGTCCAGAAGATTCAATATTTACTGATGCGACATAAGAAGCATAAGTCTCATTTGCTGTGAACTCGATCGTGAAAGTACCGGTTGGAACAAAAGCAAGAGAATATGTTCCGGTCGAAAGCAAAATTTTATTGATATAACTGTCATCGCCAAGTGCGGTTCCAACTCGTAATGTCACATAGCCTTTTGTAATGACAATACGCAAAGCATGCAAAATGCCAGAGTCTCCACTACCAAGGGAAACAGCCTGACTGCGAATAGCGCGGCTCCCGCCTTGTGTACCGGTTAAAGACATGCCCTGACCAGAAACCCATTGCGAAACGGCACCACTTTCGTCAGCACCCGTCCAACTATTTATATTGCTAGTGAAATTCCCATTTGTAACGGCAGTTGTTACTGACGGCCGAGTGATAATCGCCTCATTAACACGCACACGCATAGTTTGGTTTGTAAGCTCTATGATTGCCGTATCTGTCAATGCCTTCATAAAAGGAATATGAACAGCCTTGGCGTTATTGTAGGTCGTATCGATATATTGCGTACCAGGACGCAGCATCATGCTGCCTAATTCACGCGGCATCCAATTGGTTTGTATTTCAGCTGAAAGAGCCTGGACCTTTAAATCAGTACGAGCCAATCCAAAAGGAGAAATTATTCCACGGTTGAAAGCGTATAATAAGGCATTTTCCTGAGCCATCTATCAATACCAACCTTCGCCCGTTCTATTCGCTCTGCCGAAATAAAGTCCCTGCCGGGCGCGAGAAAGCTGCCCACGCGAGAAAAAGCCTGGCGGTTCGTTCATAGCATCCTTACCGCGCGCACCAGACTTCAACCGTTCGTATTCCATTTGAACAGCTTGTTTGATACTTTTGTCATGCGTCAATGAACCGACAATCTTTTGTGCGAAATGAGCCGCTACAAATTGCTTAAACGACTCTGGCCACAAGGCAAGATTGCCCCCATAGTTGACATCATTCGAAACATACTTGACATAGATTTGCGCTAGATCACCCCACCAATATCCGGCTTCATCGGCATATTGCGTCAAGGCAGATTGGAAATAAGGATCAGATGCGACAGCCGATGTTCTCAGCCAATCGGGTGGATGCTTAAACGCATGGATATACCCGAAGGCAGGATTAATGCTCGGATCATAAACCAGCATATTAGTACAGCGCGCAAAATCCCAATCAGATTCCTCAAGACACGCATCAACCCCGCCACCATTCCAGACATCATCTAGAAGATAGCGAGGTTTGCGAGCTTCAGTAAGGGAGGCCAGTTTACGTTCTTCTACTAGCTTGAGAGCGTCATTATATATCTGAAGCTGAGTCTCTAAAACTGTCGCCATTCTGGCCTCCTACTGTTTTAGGCGGCAAGGCTCTTGATATGACTATCGAGAAATTGCCAGCCATCGATTTGCGCGGTGAAACCATCTTTCAGCACAGCACCATCGCTTTTACGAATAACAGCGTATTTGGCGATTGGACCCTTCCAGCGAACGGCGTAATCATCATTGGCACTGTTCGGTGCATCCTTAGCCGCTGCCATAAGATCATGCTGTTCAAGAACATGAACCTTCGCCCAGATTCGATCACAGCTCACAATGATAAAACGAGCATACCATGCCCCGTCTTCCGTGATGGCTTCGATTAGATCGTATGGTTTGAATTTTGATGCGATATGGCGCCAGTATTCGACATCAAGCATATCCTCGACCTTGGTGCCCGGCGTAGCCGTGTAGAACCAAGTGGTATGCATATACGAAGATTCTTGAATGCGAGTTTCAAGTGCAGCTGAAGTGGCTTTCTTAACTTCAGCCTTTTTTTCTGGTTCGGCCATGGCATGTCTCCTGGGGGTTAAGTTAGCATGTAATTATTAACATACCACCGATGGCACCGATAGGGAAGAACCAAGCTATATATAGCAAAACGGGGTTCCCCATGCCAAGGAACCCCGTGTATGCTGCACCAGGAGAAAACTTAGGTATTACCAATCGTTACGCCAGTGCTCAGCAGTGCGCCGGTCGTCGAAACCGAAGAAACAGTCTTGACGCGAGACATGCTGATAAGAGGCGTTGCAGTATCAATAATAATGACCAGATCATTTACGGCCATGCCCATGTCGACGGGATTGGTGATGTAATCTTGAGCCACAACGGTAGCAACCGCATCTGCCGAGGTATAAGCCCAGAGATTAACGCCGCCAGAGCTGTTATCGATTCCCATCGCTACAAACTTACGAAGGTTTGCTGAATTATATGCCATGATTTTTCTCCTATGTTAGTGATTAAAGACAACTTGCCGGTTACTCTTACTCTTATTTTCAAGCGCCGACAAGATTTGCAGATTGGTTTCAACATGCAATCCAGAAACAGTCTTACCTTGTAATGGATGAATATGATCGACTTGATATTCTACGCCAGTAATTTCACTCATTACTTTAGCCAATTTATAGATTACTTCTATCATATTTTTATCGGCCCAAGGCGGGGTTCTTTGTAATTCAGAAGCACGATATCTGGCAGCTGCCGCAGTGACAGTTGCTGGATTGCGATCTGCCCAGCGATAGTGAGATTCTAATGATTTCTCTTTGTTCATTTCATACCATCTACGAGAACGTATTTTTTGAGCTTCTTTGTGTTGTGCGTTCCAAGTATTTTTGACTAACCTACTTCTTTCTCTATTCTCTGCTATCCAAGCTTTCTTAGCTGCGTCAACTTTATGTTTATTGTCTTTTCTCCATGCAAAAGTGTGGATTTTCTTACACTCAATGCAAAGACCGTCAACCACCATTCTTTCTACAAGATGTCCACGTTTGCAAGGACGGCCGGTAAAAAATCTAATTTTACCGGCCTCCTTAGCAGATGTTTGAGAGATAAGTTCCATGCGTGACATACTACCATATTATGTAGAACTAATGTAGGCGCTCCCATCATGGTTCATCAAGATGATACCGTTGTTCTGCAACAGCTTCGATCCCATAAAGATCGACGTACGAGCAAAACTGTAATCCTGCTCATCGTCATAACCGATCTTCGCATCCAAACCACCAGTGTTGGCGGCATGGCCGATCGCATCTTTATGATACATGTAGCATTGCTCGGCATTGGTGCCCTTACCGACGATATTCGGATGGACAATCCAGTTGACGGCGGCCCAGCGGAACATGATCGGTTGGTTGCTGAATGGCTTGTCGTTGATATAATTGACGTTGGTGAACTCTTTCGCTTGCATCAGATAGGCATGGTAGCCAGGGCTGATGACGGCCGAAATGTTACCGTCCATAGGGACTTCGTTGTTGCCAAGGATGGTCTTAGATTTGACCACCAGAGCGAGCGAAGCATTCTGGGCTGGTGAAGTGCTCAAGGTTGCCCCTGAAAGGCCACTCAGGATGTCTTGGTCAATCTTACGATTGACAACACCCAAGGAGCTTTCCTGCATGATCTTGCGTTGATCGCCTTGCGATTCAAACACGTTGAAACCGGTCTTGCGAACCAGATCGTGCCATTCAACCAAGGTGCAGGTGTTTTGCGTGTTGCTATCAGCGCGCGCAGGAATCAAACCATTCGTACCGCGAGTCGTTGCAGTAGCGTGATTAGAACCGGCGACAAGGAACACAGCCTGATTGCCTTTGATGACCGCTTCAGTCGTGGTCGTCTGGCGGAGCAAAGATTGGCTTTGCTCGAAAAGCTTTATATATTCCTGCCTGTATTGTATCTGTGGTGCATTGTTACTCATATCGAGTTCCTTTCACTAGGTTACGCCGCTTCAGGCGTTTTATAGAATTTTCCAAAAAGCTCTTGAGCTTTTTGTTGATAAGCCAACGCAGCATCTTCAGCTGAGTTGAAATAACCAAGATGAATGCGTTTACCTTCAATCTTGATTTCTGACTTCCAGGTGCCTGTTCTTTTAAAGAAATAAGCACCCTTAAAACCGCTTGTGTTCGAAGAACGCAAACCGGTGTTCTGCATATTTTGGCTGCGTGTTGCCAAACGAAGATTTGAAATTCGATTATCGCTTTTATCGCCATTGATGTGATCTATGTCGCAAGCTGGCAAATAACCATAGACATATGCCCACGCCAATTGATGCGCGTACCAAAGTTTGTATTTCAGATTGATTTGGCGATAGCCAGCACGGTTTATACAACCGGCTTGCGCTACATTCGAATGATGCAAAGCGCGACGCATAAATGCGCCAGTTTCCTGGTCATAATGGAAGGTATCGTGGAGTTTTTTGATATCAAGAGTGCGCACGAAAAACCCATCATGAGTTACGAGAAAAACGATGCTTCGTTTGTCCGTAGCTTTCTGGGTTTTCCTTATTTGTGATTTTCGGGTTGTCCTCTTGCGAAGAGCCGATCATCTACAAACTTGGTGCCATACGCTCTGGCTGTTCGTTTCGCGGCGCTCTTTCGAGGTTATCCGCTTGCGAGACACACACAATATATCAAAAATCAATATGTTGCGTCAATAAAAAATAAAAACACCCAATATGGTATTAGCCATATCAGGTGTTTTCTTATACAAATCAAAGATTAAGCACGTTTTCCGGTTTGTTGACGATCACGCCAATCAACCAGTTCGAGATAACGAGCTTGCATTTTGTTATCCTTGAAATAGCCATCACGGTCAGTTTTCATCTTTTCTTCAATCGCAGCAATTTCAGTATCAACTGACTGACCTTGGCTACCTCCACCGCCTGCGACAACCGTACTAACTGGTTGAATAATCCGAGCCTGCACAGCCAGATCTCGCAGAACATGAATGTTATTCAAAAGCGGAAGACCTTTATCGTCAACAGCATTTTGAATAGCAAGCTGAGCTTCTGTAGAATAGGTTGCCAGAAGATTATTCACCCTACCAAGCTCTGTGCGATATTCCTGGCCCCACTCAGCGTGCAGAGCATCATCATTTTGTTGCCTTGCCGTCTGAATTTCCTTGATACGTTCAGCAAGAAAAGTAGCTTCCTGTTTTTTATAGGCAGCAACGACACCCTTAGCCTGATCTGATGTCAGATTAAGATTGTGCATGTCGCCCAAAATTGGCGTCAGGATAGCTTTATCCTTTTCACCAATCACAAGACCATCTGGCATGGTCATATCGTATTTATCGGCAGCTTCAGGAATGCCATTATCTTTACGCCATGCTGCTACCTGCTCAGGCGTTGCATCCTTGGCTAACGGTTGCTTGTATTGACCTGAGCTAAGCTTTGTCTGAAGATCGTTATAGCTGCGTAGTAAATCGCCGGGCGAAGCAAAGCGTTCGAGCTGCTTGAGTGCCTTACCTTCTTTATCATCGGCACCAGCTAGTTTTTGTCGCCAGTCTGTTGGCCAGTCGGCCACGGTTGTTTGGGACTGAACTTCAGTTTTTGTTTGCTGGCCACCTGTTTGGGTGTCTGCGCCAGAAGTAGCTGTTTGACTCTGCGTACTTCCTTGTCCAGATCCCGTCTGACCTTCAGTCGGCGCAGGCTGACCTGAAGACGTCGATTGGCCGCTTTGAACTGTTCCAGTGCCCTGTTGAACCGTTCCTGACTGAGACTGACTACCTTCATTGGTTTGTCCTCCGGTTTGTGCGATATTATCTGGCATGTTTCGTTCTCCCTTGTTTTAGCTGTGTGTTGACTTCATCTATCTGACGGCGCTTCTCTTTGAACAACGACATGTTGATTTTTATAAGCTTAACTATTTGCAAACCAGCAAAGCGTCGACCATCGAAGATGGCAGAAAGCCTATCACTTTCTGGTTGTGAGCAGAAGTCGTATGTTTGGCACGCATTGTTGACAATCCAAAAGAGCGCGCGTTTTTGCTGATCTGGTGTTGCTTCGCCACGTTCAAGAGCTTGAATGGCGTAGACATCTGGATCTTCCCATGGAGCGGGTGGAACAGGAGGATTTTTTTTATCCATTGATAGCCTCTAGATCGTCTTCAAAAAAATCTCTTCCTTTAATCTCACCGCCTAAAGCATATTCGACATCATAAAAAATATGCCCACTGCAATTTACATAACAGCGATGAATGCGCCCTTCGCAATCAAGTCCATAAGCAGTTATGGTAACAAGTTGTTTTGGAGAAAATTTGAAATCAACCTTCATGCACAATTCCCCTGTCTGTGCCTATCAGCATCATCCTCATCCGGCATCAAATCGGCGCCGCATCGCACACAAATAAAATTCCATGAAAGAGACGAAAGACCACACTTAGGGCATTTAATAATACCCACTTGAACGAATTGGTCTTTGTTATCGATGTCTGGCATGACACCTAATGTCTAAGAGATTATTATTTAAGCGTCAACCCGGCATTGCTGTTGCACTCGTGCGAGCTGGCATACCAGACAAGCTCTGCATAGCATCGCCAGTTGTTTTGGCAACATTTGCACCTTTTTGCATGGTATCTAGCATCTGTTGTGTTTGAGCCTGCTGTGCATTTTGCTGATCGAGCTGCGCCATCTGTTGGCCACTGCGCATCCAAGATATTGGAGTACCGATACCCTCAAGGGCATCGCGAAGCGCAATACGAACATCAATCATGCCTACGGCGCCAGGATCGAGAGCAGCCGCTTCAGCCAACATAGCTTTCGCGTTATTAAACTCAGCACCCTTTTGCTGTTCAAGCGCACCTTGCAAAGGAGACTGGAATTTAAATTGGATATCTTGTCCTTGAATAGATTGTGGCATATCGCGGAAACCGCCAAAAGCGCCACCGCGCATAAGTAGGTCAAAATCAATTTCGCAAAGAGCGCCATTGTATTCCACCTCCGTTGGAGCAAAGATCGGCAATGCATTGCGGACATATTCCGAAACACGCTGGCTAACTTCGAAGGCGGTCATTTCTTTATCGAGCTTAGGTAAATCAATCTTATCCAAATAAAACGCTTTGGAAATCATCTGCTTTACATCTTCGCGCAGCTGCATGCCGAAATTGAAACCGGTATAATCATGCGGAATAATGCGTAGGACTTCACCGGTCTTTTCATCATAATTGGCGTCATAAGCTGTGATGCCGCCAGCATAGAGATTCACATCGCTGCGCAAAACACCGCCGGGCGTAACCATAGGAGGCGTGACAGCTTTTTCACCAGCTTCCAAAAGGATAAGGGTTTCAGCCTGAATCAAACGAGCATCAGGAAGCGCGCAAACCGTTACAGGTGAATAGGCATACTGAGAACCAGAAACCGTCTGCCACCGTGGGATGACATAGCGTTTATTCCAGATACCAATTTCCTCAATGACGTCCTGATAATCAACACAGACATAGATTGAAACATAAGGATGAACGCGACTCTTGCCGATTGGATCCCAGTCCTCTGAAGGTTTAACGATGTGACGAATTTCAATTTTACCGAATGGATCTTTCTCAAGACGAGTCGCCAATTTTCCTTCAGCATCTTTATATTTTGGAAATGTCTGGCAAAATTCGCGAACGGTTGGTTTCCATTTGCGTTGAATATAATCAATATCGCCAGCATAACCTTCAGCCCAAACTGTATCACGCAAATGCCAGCAGCGATGCAAAAGAGCATCGCCCTTACGATTTAATTCGGCCGTAATAACAGCCTGACCGAATGTGATATAATCATTATCGGCTTCATTCGTGGCACGCTGTAATTTTGCAGCCGGATCATACATGGCACGACGCTGAATATCAGTTGCCCGTTCCAGCCAGAGTTTTCCCTCCATATCAAGCTTGTCAGCGCGCAAGACAGAAACATCAAACCATTCTTTGTCACTCGGCCGAAGCATGGTTGAAAATATATTCGATAGATCGCGCCGACAAAGTAAGGGATACGATGTCGTTAAGATAGAAGCGAAGTCCATGCCAAGTGAACGAATAACAGTAAAATCAGCGCGCTCTGAATAGAAGTTATCAGCTTGCTCCTGCCATAAAGACATAAGAGCAATACGCTCGCTAAAGAGTTTGTCCCCATATTCAATCTCGTCTTTAGCTCTAGCTTCCACGTTAGTTGCCCCCCAAAGTGGATCCTGAGCCTTTAACTAGATCAGTCGACTGACGACCACTTTGCGCCTGCGTTGTGGCAATCGTCTGTGCAGCCTGTGCCTGAACCTGAGCATTGTTTGGGCCAGCTGGCACAGGCTGAGCAACCGGTGCTGGAATAGCTGGTGGTGTTGGCGTTTTCGGAGTTGAAAATAACGATGGCATATCAGTGTCTCCGTCTTTGGTTAGGATGTACCATATTCACTTTGATATTGCCAGAAACACCGCTAGGCCCGGACTGCTGCCAACCACCTTCGAAATTCGAACCGGTCAAACCGATTGACCAACCCATGGTAACGGCATCACCGCGATCAGGGGATCTTCCCAAGCGTTCCTTAACATCTTCCTTGCTCTCAACTCTTATACATGATTTGCCTTTATGGTTAACCACATCATACCTTGGCGCGCATAAATCAGCAACCAAGATAGGATCTGGTGGCAGTGCAACAATCGAACCTCCTGGCTGATTGGGATCCAAAGCTTCGCCAAACCGCCAGATTATCTCGCTGCGTTTGTTGACAAAGCCATAAACGCCATCGCGTGTACGGGCGTTTGAACCCTCAGCGCCCTTATGGGCTTCAACCGGAATATCGTTTCTTTTCAATTCACTATAGCAAAGATTGCCATAACCACCGCCCATGTCGAGTTTGACCTTGGCATTGTCGAGACGAATCTTAATAACGTGTCCACTAAGACCGTCGCCATTGGGTGTTTCGGCGCCGGGGATAATCGTCAGAGTGTCATACCAGCCGTCGAACCGAGGTGCCAGGACGTTAGGATCGGCGCCACCGCCAGAGGCGTCAACCCCCATGGCACACATGGGAATGCCTGGCGGGCGATGTGGGGTCCATCTGGACTGTGCTGCGCGCACCCAAGTCGATGGAATGCACTGCCTGGCGTCATCCTTGCGGCCGGCCATGAAATTGCCGTCACGGAGCGATGCGCGAAGCTCAGGACGCAAGCTATCAAGCCGGGCAGCATAATCAGTTCTGGCCAAAAACGGGTTATCTCGTACGCTTGACCGAATGAACGTCCTGCTCATGGATAAACTCACGCCAAGCTTCTCACCGCGCTTCTGCCGCATGGTTTCATCTGGTGATGCCGTGCGCCACCGTTTGCTGCTAATTTCGAATATCCAACCGCCAGAACCTTCGACTTCAACATCCTTGCCTTCTTCATCCGTGACATACCAGCGCAACTCGCCCTGCTTTGCCGGGTTGTGATGGCCAGGATCCAGCCATGGAGCGAACATGGGCACAATCCATTCGCCGTCAGACGACAGTGGCGGGTTAGTTGCGAGAATAACACGGCAGCGTTGAGTTTCATCGATCGACCGAAGCCAGCCGATTAAGAACCTGATTTGGCTCTCCAGCATTTGCCATGCTTCGTCGATACCGATCAAATCATGCGGACGACCCATCCATGATTGTTCATCGCCAGCATGTTGCGCGGCGCCGAACTCAATCAATCGATCGCCAGAGCGAAGCGTGGGCGGAATAGAACCATTGAACCCGCTTCTTGTGCCGTTGAGCTTGATAGCTTCTTCGGTAAGACCTGACAAATCAGTATATTGCCGACGCATAATGAGACTACGTTTATGTTTTGTGAGCGCTAGACCAAGAATTAATGCCGATTTACCACCGCCTGCTTCACCACCATATAATAAAATATCAGCTTTTGAAAAAGCAGCATCTGTTTGCGGCCCAGGTGAAGGAATAAATTTCAGACCAGCTGTTGCCGTCATAATATCAGTATTATGTTTGACGCGCTGCTCAGGCGTCATCGCTGTGACGCGAGCTATAATATCATCAAGTATTTGTGGTTGAGCATTCATGTTCATTTATAGACTACTACAGCTGCATGAACCACTGCCCGACACAGACGAAGTGCAATATCCAATGGCCCCGCCTGTCGTCCAGCACGTTGCTTGACCGGCATGGGAGGAAGCCGCGCCCACAACAACACGACCCACATTATCAATAGTAAAGTTTTGATCTTCACCAAGCGTCAGGCTTCCGCCGGGGGCTGCTGCAAGAGTTATTTTTCCTGACGTATTATCTTCAAGGAAAAAGTTGTTTCCTGCCCCCTTACCAAATTGCCACTCGGAAGTACCGGCATCTTCAAACTCAAAAAAGACCTGCTGGCCACCAGCACCATCATTCATAAGAACTTCGGCAGGATGTGCTCCTGTATTTCCAAAATAAGCGATGTTAGTTCCCGAATTTCCTGAGCCGACGACAGTGGTCAGGAGATAACCACCTGAGCCACCATAAGGCGTTGTCGTGCCAATGGCGACTTGCCCATTGCCCTGCACGGCAAAATTTGAGTCTTCCAAAAAGTCGCCAGTAAAGGTGTAATTCGGGAACGCGACCAAACCATTAGTGATCGTAGCCGTTGAGTTGTCGGTGCAGATCATACAGCCGTTCGTATAGAGTGGCGGCTCACCGTTGTTGTTGGAGAAATAAATGCCGTTCGCCCATCCATTTGCCGCATTTGTCGCAGCTCCTATGGCAATGGCAGCATCAAGGTTTGAAGCTTGGTATGCACCAGTTCCGACCAATGACCAGCCGATGCGGCTATAGGCCGATGCGCCTGAGCCGATCCCTAGGTCAATTTCACCACCGGCAATGCCTTGCCAGTATGTCCCACCGGACGTTAAATTGACACTTGCGTTAACACCATAAAGCGCACCTTCGGCAGTTCCTGATGTTCCTCCGTCATTAATGCCCGATATGGCGCGAAACGTTCCACCAGAAAAATCGTGCATCTGCGTGCCTTGCTTCTGCTTGGCATTGAAATTTAAATCTGCCGTGATCGCCGTTCGGCTTCCTGTCATATTTGATCCACCGATATTGTCCTCAATATCCAATGCCGAAGATGTGGCATTTCCAGTTAAGTCACCAGCATCGACATCGTCACCGGAAACTGTAATCGCGTTAAAAGCAAATGGAGCGCCTGCAACGGTTGCAGAGCTATCTCCTTGTGAGACATTTAATCCTTGGTCGATAGTTCCTGTCGACGGAGCAATGTTCAAAGTTCCGCCAGCGTTTGTGGTCAATGAAGCGCTTGGTCCGACTAATGTTCCTGTCGCTGGATAGACTGGGATGTTATAGATCGAACCGCTGTTGACTGTGCCGCTGCCGCCGGTGGTAAGATTGGTACAAATGACAATGCCAGATGGATTTGTATAAGCATGTGTCCCATCGTTGGCACATGATGGTGCAGCGGCCCATTGGTCGAGAGTTGAGCTGTAGGTTTGAACCGTAGAACTTCCAGCGAAAGCTGGAGTTGAGATCATCATAAGAAGCGCAAGTAGTTTTTTCATGGTAGTATCCCCCAAGTTATTGAGTTTCGACAACAGCGTTGCAAGCCCAGGCATAACCCGTTACAGGTGACATTTGAATGTTGCCGCTTGCCGATGCAAATTCGATAACGCCCGTTGCTCCGGTGACATTGTTTTCGCGGCATGAGCCGATGGACGTTTCATTCGCGGTAAACGGCATGGGAATGTTGACGCTACCTGAGCAAGTGCCGTTCGTTGTGTCTGTCGCTTGAACACTCACAAAAGCCGTTTTGCCAATTGTTTTTACCCGGACAATCGTTGTGATCGTTGTCGGCGTACCGACGGCGCAAGTCGGCGTCGGAGTTGTTTGTGTCCAAGCGGTGCCAGTGTCGTTTGTGCCGCCATTAGCGATTGGCCAAACGCCGGTTATGGTATTGCTGCCGAAGGCAATCGTTTTATTGGTCAAGGTCTGAGTGCCAGCCAAGTCGGCTAAGGTATCTGTTGCCGCTGGGATAGTAATTGTGTAGTTCGTTCCCCTAAAGTTGACCGAAGTGAACGTGGTCGCGCCAGTT